CGAGCCAACGGGGGGGAAGCGGAACAATGGACATAACTGAGGACAACACTGCGCAACTGGATCTGTCTTCAAAACCAAAGACGGCACGCAGAAATCGCAAACTCAAAACGCAGCCGGGCACTGAAGGGGTTATCGAGAATGGTCCGGTCGTTGGTCGTACACTGACCAAAGAAAAACGCGCCGAACTCATCAGAGTGATTCGCCAGGGGCTGATCGGCGGAATGCATCCGGTGACACTGACACAGGCGTGCATGACGCAATTCAAGCTGAGTCGATTAACCGTCCACAAGTACATGAATGCGGTGCGACAGGAGCAACTCAAGGAAGTCGGCTACTATCGCGAACAGATTCAGGAGATCTGCCAGAAAGCGCTGGTCACCATTGTGCAGAATGGACAAAAGGGACAAGCGAAGCCTGAAGCCGTCGTTAAAGCTGTCGTTGTTTTGCACAACATCTTCGATATCAAAGTCACGCCGGAAGACACGACGCAGCAAAAGAAAATGCTGGCCGAAGAGGCGATGGCCAAAATGGACGGAATGTCGATTCAGGAACTCCAGGAGTTCTCGGACCAGCTACGAAACGGCGGGGAAAAGCTGACGCCGGAAATGCTGCTGATGTCACCGGCAGATATCGAAGAAACGTCAGCCAAACGCAGGAAGCGAAAGGGCAGGACGAATGCCGGAACTTCTTGATCCGTACATGCGAATGCTGCTGTACGCCGAAGCGCAGAAGAAACTCAAGCGGAAGAAAGATGCGTTGGGGAGAATCAGGCACCTTTACACTCATCCGGAAGACGTCAACGATGACGATTTCGAAATGTTCCGGGAGTGTGACGGCCGATCGCTGCGACAGTTGTTTGAGCGTCAGCCGGAACTGCGACAGCGACAGCGCGAATACGATGATTCGCCAGAGCAGATTCTTTCCAGTCTGGCGGGCTTTACGCGCCGCGCCTGGCGATACATCAGAGATCCGAATCCATTCGCCGGAAACTTCCATATCGATCTGCTGGCGCAGGAATACGAAGATCTGTTCTATGGCCGCAATGACAGACTGATCGTCAATCAGCCGCCAGGCACGATGAAGTCCTATCTGCTGAATGTCTTTTTTCCGGCCTGGGTCTGGGCCAAAGATCCGACACGGCGATTCGTGCTGAGCAGTTACGCCGAAGAGCCGATGCAGGCACCGAAAACCGCATTCGTCAACCTGATCACGTCCGAATGGTATCAGAAGCGTTTCGGCCGTCTGCGAATCGTCCGCGATAATGAAAAGGAAGGCATCGTCAACAGTCGTGGCGGAACTCGATTTATGGGGACGGTCGGCGGACCGTTGACAGGTTTGCATCCGCACTTCCTGTTGGTCGACGATCCGCACAAAGCGCTGGACGTGTATTCAACAAAGCTGATGAAAAAAGCGATTCGCTGGTTTGCGTCAACGGTCGCCAGTCGCGGTATGCTGCAGAAAATGTCGATCGTTGTTTGCATGCAGAGACTGGCAACAAACGATATCTGCGGAATGCTGCTGGGCGAAATGCTTTCCGGCGCAATCGATATGCCAGAAAGCTTCAAGCAGGAACTCCAGTCGTCTGAATGGCGGCATGCGTGTCTGCCGATGCGATTCGATCCGGATCACCGCTATCGCTGGGACAAAGATCCACGAACGAAAAAGGGCCAGTTGCTCTGGGAATCGATGATCACCGAAGCCGTGGTGAGAAATCGAATCAAGATGATGGAACTGGACAAAGAGCAGGCCAACGTTCCAGCACAATTCGATCAAGATCCAATGTCCAAAGCCGGGACGTTGTTCGAGAACGTCCGGGGCGCACTCATCAAGCCGGAAGACCTGCCCAAAAAACTGGTGCATGGCATGGCCGTCAGGGGCTGGGACAGAGCCGACAGCGATGCGGAATCAGATCTTGATCCAACGGCTGGAGTTTTGACCGTCGAGTATGAGGGAATCAAGTACATCGTCAACAGGGTGAAGTTCAATAAAACGGCGGTCGATCGAGACAACACGATCGAAAAAGTTTCCGCGTACGACTCGAAGAACTGGGACAACTATCGAGTGGCAAACGAAGTGAATCCGGGGCCAGACGGCAAGTTCGCGCACAATTACCTGGCCGCGAAACTGAAGCCGCACGGAATCGTATGCATGGCGCAGCCGGTCACGAAGAACAAACGAGCACGCGCCACAATGTTTGCGGCCGGTGTCAAATACGGGGAAGTCAGAATTCTGGACGAACAGGACTGGACCAAAGATTTCATCGACGAACTGGAACGATTCCCGAACGCGCCGCATGACGATCAGGTGGACGCCGGGGCGCACTCTTACAACGGACTCGAAGACTGGAAGATGGGAAAAGTGTAGTCATCAATATGCATGCGTCAGTGACGGCGTAATAGCGGGAGGCAATTACGCTGATGCATGAATGAACTCAACAAAGGATTGGAAGACAATGCTGGTTATCTCACGAACGTCAGAACAAACCGTCATCGTGTACGACAAGCAGACAATGCTGCTGACGATGGTCGTCGTAGTGTTGAAAAGATCGTCCGGACGCTTGCGGCTGGGGTTTCATGTGCCGCCGTCGATTGGTATTATTCGAACCGAATTGACGGCGTTCAAAGACATGCCATACGGTAAGCTGATTACACTGCCGATTGGAACGAAGGTTGAGATTGTCGGGTCGTCAAACACCATACTGGAATCAAGCAGCGCGGCTGGGTGACGATATGAACCCGTTCGGAATGAGACTCGCTGATCTGCACAAAGTGCTTCCGTGCATCGTTGCGGAACTGGCGGTCGACGTGTCTTTCCAGTGCGGATCGTCAGGGCGGCTTCATCACGATCGCGGGACAAGAGCCTATTTTCTACTGCGTGGTGAGAAGCCGTTAGACGAACCTGATGCCGAAGTTTTCGTCAGGTCAAAGCTGAACGTTCTGAAGCTGCGAGAATTGCCATGGGACCATTTCCGATTCGCGGAAGTCGCCATGGTGCCAGCGGCCATCGGAGAACGATGCTGGCGAGGAACGCCGGACGAAATGAGAGAAATGCTGGAACGTGTCAGGCTGAAGATACCGAACACAACTGTAGAATCATCGAAATTCCAGGTTCCACTCGATCAACTCTGAGGCAAAAAATCCAATGACGTGCTGACAAAACTTCGCCGATCCGTTACCGTATGCGTCGTATTACGACGCATAGTCTGCGATGACGGGGCGATTCCATGCAAATCGATCTTGGAAAACTGATCCAGGAATACCGTACGGCCGAACAAAATGTCGGCGCGGAAATGATCAAAGCGTACGGGCTTTCCGGGACAGGGTTCGACAATTATTCGCTGATGGATATCTTCGGATCGCCAGGGCACAGCGCCATCGGAACGTCCGCAATCAGGGATATCGAGCAGGTTCGAGGATGGAACTTCACCGCCATTCTTGCCAAAGCGCTGCAGTTCGGTCTGGGGTCGATGGCCGTCTACTGCCCGCAGTGGATTGCAGAAGCCATCTGCGAGCACAATGGTATTGAATACAAGGCCAGCAAGCGAATCACCGGATCAGAGCAGTACGGTGTTCCTGAAGACTGGGTGACAGCGCCAACGCAACACCGAATTGCCGCACTGCTGAGATCGCCGAATCCCTGGAAGGATGAAGCCACGTTTCTGTTCGAGATCGCAGAGCAGACGAACATCCACGGCGTGGCGCATATTCTCGTGCTTCCAAACGCTAACGGAATGCCACAGGAATTGTGGGTGATTCCGAAAGCTGCCATTCAGGCCGTCGCGCCGTCGTCACAGTTTCCGGAAGGAAGCTACCGAATCGGGCATCTGAGCAAGCTTTCAATCAATACGCAAAGCGAGGAAGAGCCGCTAAGTCTGCAACAGGCGCTGGCCAGAATTTCGAACAGAGAGTATTCGGCAAAGTTCGTCATTCCGATCGGGCTTCCGTCGCCGATGTTCTCGGATGATTTTCTGAACGTTTCGTCCGCCATCGCAGACACGGTAGACACTGACAAAGTGCTGCATCAGACCAGACGAAACATGCTGGAAAAAATGATGACCACTGGGCCACGGCTTGAGCCGATGCCTGGTGTCACAATCAGCAATTCCGAGTGGTCAAAACTGCTGGAAGAATTCGAAGCACAGAACCTTGGACCGGACAAGCAGGGCAACGCCTGGCGATCACCGCCTGGCATCAAAGTCTCCAACGACAGCCATACCGGTCGAGAAATGGAGTTCGTGAATTCGGTCGACCAGAGCCGCGATCACACGCTGGGCCAGCACTTGCTGAGTTCAGCGATGCTGGGGCTTGGCTCTGGCGGTTCGTATGCACAAGTGGTCGGACTCATCAAAGGGAATGCACGACTCATCCTGCAACCATTGATGCGAATCTACAGCGGCCAGTTGACGATCGGCCTGCGCCGGTTCATGCAGTCGCCGCAGAATCAGTTTATGGTTCTTCTGCAAGCCGCCAACATCGACGATCCTGAGCAGCGCCGTTCAGAATGGGATCTGTTGATGAAATCCAAGGCCGTCAAGGTCCGCGAAGTCCGTGAGGCATTCAACATGATGCCACTCGGAACCGAGGAAGACGACAAGCTGGTCGGCGCAATGCCTGATCCATATGCGGGCTACGGATACGAGGAAGAGACTGGCGCTGACTCGGAGGACACAGGAACCGACACCGCGCTGACGGATTCAGGGGAACCAGAAACGCCAGGCATCGGTGCACCAGAAGCCGCGCCAGAAACGCTGCAAAGCGTCACAACATCACCGGCCATGGAAACGCCATCGCTGGGCAAAATGTCACGCCGTGAGTTCATGCGACACAGCAAGAACATCAGCGATATCGTCGAGAAATATCGCGACGGAAAATTCGGCGAAAAGACTGCACGACTGATGCTGCAGACATTGGGACTCACAACAGACATGGCGCAGGAGTTCATCGACTCGGTCAAAGATCTTGGAGCAGAGGAATCTATGTCAAGCAATGACAACCAAACAACAGCGTCAGCGGTGTTCGCGCGGATGGCAGAATTCAAAGCCAGCGGCGGCGCATTCATGGCAAAGTCGTTGATTGACGAACAGGCACAAGCTTCTGCAACATATCCAGGGAACATGCTGCGAGATCCGTCAGACCAGCAAAGGAAAGAGGGAACGTATCGCAAGGCACGTCTACGACTCTGCGGATTGATCATCGAGATTGAAAATCCAGCGTTCAGCGTCCGATCAGGACTCAGACCAGACGGAACACGCTGGGCTGTTGAAATGCAGGACCACTACGGCTACATCGTGGGTGCGGTCGGCTTCGACAAAGATCAGCTTGACGTGTTCGTCAAACGCGGGACAGAACCTGATTTCAATGGCATGATTTATGTCATCAATCAGGCCAACGAAGACGGCACGTTCGATGAGCATAAATGCTTCATCGGATGCGACTCCAAGATTGAAGCGATCAAGCACTATCTGCAGAACTACGACGACGAATGGAGCGATCGCATTATGTCGGTCGCCGCGCTGACAATTGAGCAGTTCAAGAAGTGGCTGATCGACGGGCAGAACGGGCCACTGGCAGGCGCGTTGCATCCGGAGGGGGCAATGCAGTATGTCAGTCTGTCATCGGACGCAATGTTCGAGCGGGCGGTATCGAGCAAGTCAGCACAGTTCTCTGCGATGTTTGCGAAGAAAAACGAAACCGAAAAAGACGGCGACGGGGACGGCGTGATCTTCGACGGAACGCCACAGGAACGTCCGGCACCGAATCGCCTGGAAGAACTGAAACGCAGGAAGAAACCGCAGCAGGACGATGACACGCGCCGCGTGATGTTTGAAGCCGCGCCTGATCCGAATGACTTGATGCTGACAAGCCGATGGAGAAATCTGACGGATGAGGACCGACTGCGCATCAGCAGAACGCTGGTCGACGCAATCATGCCAGACGTCGCACAACGCATCGGGGCCGATATCTCGGTCTCTGAGCAGTTGGGCGGATATCTGGACGACACGAATCCATCATTCGCCGCACAGTTTCAGGGGGCCGTGCAGCCGGAGAAATTCATCCGCACGATGAAAGCAGCCGGATTCGCGTTGTCACAGGACAGCATGATGGGGATCAGCACGACGCCAATCGCTGGCGGCGAAAGTGTTGGTTTCGTCACAGTTCAGATGGACAACGGCCAGGATGTGCACGATCTTTACATGAAAATCCGAGCGATCGATGACAGCGTGCAGGGCCACACGACGATCGGAAATGAAATGATGATCGTCGATTTCACTGGACGCGGCCGAGAAATCGCACAAACTATTCAGGACAACTTTGGCGTATCAGCTACACACGCTAATGGGTATGCAGTCTTCATCAGCAAGGATCAGTACGGCTATGAACAATCAGAACAAACGCAAGCCGCAGCCGGGGGAACCAGTCAAAGAGGGTCTGCCGAGTTGGCTGAAAAGCGGTGGGGCAATAGTCTTCGGGGGAAAGCGTCCGCAATCATCAACCGAGAACTCAAAGCCGTCGAAGCCAGGACAAACAGACTCCTAAAGGCCGTCACGCCAGCAGGCGGATTCTTCCGCACGTTCACTGTTGATCCAGTCGAACCAACGTTCGACGACGACGGCAGCGACGACTACGACGATGACGACAGCGACGACGACGCGCTGGATGATCCACGGGAAAAAAACAGGCTGATCGCCGAAATTCTGGTCGGATGTTACGGCACGGAAGCGGAATCAATTCTGGATGACGGCGATGATTTCGAAGCGTTGTCCGGAGCGTTCGCAAAAGCGTTCGCCGGACATGCGACGTTCAAGGACGCGACAAGCCGCCGCCGACGATCACCACGTCGACCACGGCCAGAGGAAATTGACGGCGACGGCGACGGCGTGATCCATGACGGCACGCCGGAAGAACGGCCAGCGCCACCACGGCGTCCGCAGTGGCGCGGTGGCAATCGGCCAAAGAATTCGCCGGAGCGCATCGCACAGATCAATGCAGATGTTGAGCGGGCGTTGAACGGTGACAGGTCCGCGAAGTCCGCCAAAGAACTGGCAGAGTCGCTTCGGGAACTCACGGTCAAACAGCTTCGAGATATCAAGCTAAAATACAATCTCAAGGCCAGCGGACGAACAAAACAGGAACTTGTTGACAAGCTGGCGCTGCGAATGGATTCAGGACGCCGAGCCGATCGATCAGCAGCCACTGTCACCGATCGCGCTAATGCGGCAGCACGGTCGGCAATCACCGCCATCGGGAAGTCACCGAATGCAGCGCGTGACAGAGACGTCGATGCGCTGCGACGACGCAGGGACGCACTGGTGCAGGCGGCGGATAAGAATCAGGCAGTCAGCCGGGATATGCAGACGGTAGGCCAGCAGCAGGCCGCAGAGCGTCACGCACGAATGTCCAACACGCTGAGAGAAGCCGCAGGGCAATTGACGGAAGCCAAGAATCAAATCGCCGAAGGGAATCGCCTCGACGAAGAGGCACGTTCGATTGCCGAGCAATTCCGTGAAGAGGCACGACAGCAGCAGATTCAGGATCGCGCCAGAGAAAATCAGGCACGAATGGATGCGGCCAACAGCAGCGTCCGATTCCGGGGCGTCAACGACGTCGGGAACAATCAGCGGGATGACGTCACAGAATCGCATTATCTCACGCTGGCGAAGCGCGAAATCACAACTGGTGATATTCAGTCCATGTTTGATCGAACGTCGCCAGAGCAACACCAGGCGCTTACAGACTTTATTCGAAACAAAGAACCACAGTTGGGATCAATCGCCCAACATGTTCAAGATGAATCTCGGGCAACACGAGAATTTCAGCGCATCACTGCAATTGAAAACCAGATTCTGGAAACCATGAGACAGAACGCAGCAGTAAACTATACGATGCGCGATCTGGCGACACTCACACAAACAGAGCCGGGAAGTGCCAATGCCCCGCTAAACAGTCCTCTGAATCGCGCGTTGAGCAATTTGGCCATAGAAGGACGCATCATTGCACGGGATCGACAGTTCGGCGGACCAATCTTTTCGCTGAGGCCACCGTCAACGCCAGCGGCAACAACAGCGGCAATACCAGCAAGCGAAGCGACAAGCACAGGAAACGCCGCAGAGCAGAGGCTGGCAGCGTTGAAACAGAATCTGCCAGGCAAGTTTGTTGTCGCGCAAAACGAAGACGGCCAGACTGTTTTGGTAACTCCAAACGACAGAGCACGAGTGTTGCCAGACGATCCAGCCAAACAGGTCCGCGCGATCGAATCGCAACTGCGCAATCGCGGGATCAATCCGGATGACGTCGTTGCGGGCCGTGTGCGAGGCAGGAAACCAGCAGCCGTAACACAGACACAGACACAGACACCGGCACCAGTGGCAACAAGCCCACTAGCAGCACAGCCACCACAGCAACGCGGACCTTTGACGTCTGAGCAGCGAACAGCACTGAAGAAGATCGGTGCGGACTTCCTCGACGACATCGAGCCGGATGCAGATGGAAATCTGATTCAGGCGATTCCGAGCAGGGCCAGAGTGGTCATCAATGAAGCGGGTGCACGTGTTCCTCAGTCATGGCAGGAAATTCCTGTTGATGATCAGTCACGGATCAGAGAGAGCTATTCACAGGACGTCCGACGTACACTGAAAACGTCAAGCGCATGGAGAGTAGAAATCCGAGATCGGGCGAAAACAGCAATCAATTCTGAACTCGATGCAATGACTTCTGAGCAGGTGGCCACCGCGATTCTTCCACGAATGCGAAACAGAGTCGGACTTGAAAACGCCACCGTCGAAGATGTTAAAGCCATGCTTGACACCGGAGAGGAACTGGCCGCACAGACGAAAGAACGCTGGCGACTTGACACGGTCAATATGGGGTTGGTTGAAAAGCTCGACGGCCGAAGATCATGGATGCGTGGTCAGTATGCAGCAGCGGTTAACGAACGCATCAATAACGTTTCGCCGGAACAACTCTATAGACACGCACAAAGCAAGAACCTGATGAGTGCTCAGAATGCACCACGAACCGCGCAACTTCTGAATCAGTTTGGGATGACAACGCAGGATCTGGCATCGGTCATTGGAGCACGAGACGACTGGCAGGTCACAGTCACACCATCAGACTACAACGGTGGATCGTTGAGCATCAGCGTGAATAATTCAACGGCAAGAATGAGCCGTTCGATCCACATGGAAGATGGTAAAATGCGACTTTACAACAGTTCGTTCTTCATGGACGACAATGCACCAAAGGGGCTGGGACTTCAGGTGTTTTCTCAGTCGATCGCAAACGCAAAGCGTCTGGGGTTCGCAGAGGTCAAGACAATGCCATGCCGATCATCGACGATGGTTGGTTATGCAGTCTGGCCACAGTTCGGGTACGATGCTGATATCTCCAGCATCGGTAGCGGAGAAGTGCGACGGCGGACACAGGCGCAGTTTCCCAACGCGCGAACGATCCGTGACATCTATGACACGCCTGGCGGTCAGGAATGGTGGTGGGCAAACGGTGATTCACTTAACACCGCCAAGTTTGATCTGACATCCGGATCGCGTAACATGACAGCGCTACAGAACTATATGAAGAAGAAAAAAAGCCAGCGTGATCGAGTTCGTTCGTCAGCCCCGACAGCAACAGCGTAGAGTCTAGTGAGGTATCAGATGCAGTACGAAGAATCAAAAGAGCCGTCAGACGAAGAACTGTTCACTGATGACATGTTTGATGCACTCGATGAAGCCTACGACGCAGATGCAGAGAAGCGACGTCAGGAGTACAACATTGGCCAGAACAATGTCGAGGAGGGCATGGCAGACATGATTGAATCCGATCGGTTCGCCGAAGAGTTGTTCCCGGAAGACAACACATCGGAAGCTTAGTCTTCACAACGCAGAATAATTTCATAGAATTCAAGCCATCGGCGCGGGGGTGCCATCGAGGTTTGGCCACATGCCATTCGGTGCCCCACAATACGCATCCGCACAGCGATCACAGTCCATCAAAGACGGTGACGGCGACGGCGTCGTGTTCGATGGTACGCCGCAGGAACGGCCAGCGCCAAAGCACGAGAACCAGCTAAGCAATCACGAATCACACGCGGTGACACAAACACCGGAATTCAAACAGTGGTTCGAGGGTTCAAAAATCGTGAATCAGGATGGTTCACCAAAAGTGCTGTTCCATGGCACATATTTCGACTTCGAAAAGTTCGATGACAGACGTCTTGGCAATCAGTCTGAAGGCGTCGCAACCGCAGCGTTTGGGCATTGGTTCTTCGACAATGCCAGAGATGCTTCATTCTTCCAAAAAGACAATCCTAACGCCGTGGTTATGCGCGCGTTTGCAAGAGTTCGAAAACCCTACGTGATGGAAGAAGAAGAATTCCTGCAGTATGAGGAAGAACTGGAAGTATCGGACGGCGTTAAGTTCAGGAATCGACTCAAAAGCGAGGGCTATGACGGCGTGATTGTTCCGTCAATGCAGTGGATCGCAGTCTTTCAAAGTGAAGATATATGGGTTGATAGTTCAAAAGATTTCAGCAAGTCAGTTGCTATCTCTGCAATTTTCACCAGAGCCATGGAGATGAAAATGTCACACGTGACGTTCAAAGCTGCAGGACTAAAGGACGGCGACGGTGACGGGCTTATCTTCGACGGCACACCACAGCAACAGCCAGCGCCACGAAAACACACGGTCGACAAGTCTCATCCAGGCGTAAAGCCAAGTGAAGATGAGGCGTACTATATTGGCGGGCTGATGGACAAGATTGAACGCATGCGGCCGGATGAAGTGCCGTGGAGCCAGGAACAAACACTGCGCCACGAATCGCTGCGAAAAGTTCTCAAGGGTGATTCCTTGACTAAAGTGGAACACGCCGCCGCAGTCGGATACTTGCACAACTTCTACAACGATTCAAGAGGGTCGCGCGGACTTGGAGATCCATTTGCTGACAGGAAGCTGAACGTTGTCGCGTCACTCGGTAAAAAGCTGGGCATAGACGTCGAAGCCGAATGGATGAAAAAAAATCCGGGCGCTAGGCCGCGCCGAATATACCAGCCGCCAGTGCGTCGTGAGTGGGGTTCGCAAATCGCGCCAACAACCAAAAGCCTGATGGCAGACAGTGATATGTCCGGCAATCAACGGTCAGCAATTTCGTTCTTTCAGCGGGCACAATCACTCAAGGCCATCGGGAAGATCGGTATGTCGCCGGTCAAAAAGAAACGCGGCGGTCCGGGGCAGGAGATCGACGGCGACGGTGACGGCGTGATCTATGACGGCACAGCGCAGGAACGGCCGGTCGTGCGACGCATGCCGCAGGGCTTGAAGCCAGAGCCTGGAACAGTACCAGCGATGCCGAAGCTGAAGCCAAAACCGCCAGTGCAGCAGGCACAGCCGGTGACACCAACGCCAGCGCCAAAGCCAAAGCCGCAGCCAAAGCCGTCGCCGATGCAGAAGCAACGTGAGGCGGCTGGTAAGGAAGCAAAGCCACCGAAGCCACCAAAGGCAGCGATCGTCGATCCGAATACGGGCGAACAGATTTCCGCATTGCATACCGTAAAGCCGAAGACGATCGACAAGGCCAAGATTCCGCCAATGGCGAAAGCGGCCATTCATAATGCCGCAGCGACGATGACGCCACAGCGCTGCAGTGAACTGGCAAAGCTGTACGAAGACAACGCTGCAGAAGTCTGGCGAATTATTCCAATCTCACGCGACAAGCAGGACGATGCAGCAAGTCTGGCCAGAATCAAAGGCGATGATGACTACGAGTTGTATTTCAAGAAAGCCAAAGAGTTCGATGAGAAAGCCGCGCTGTGGGCGCACTACGCGGAAAATCCTGCCGATGCACAAAAGCCAATTGATATCAAAACACCACCGCAGAAGTCGTTCAATGAACTGGTGCCACTGAAAACCAGCGAGGATATTGACTTCGGACAGAGTTCTGGTGTTTACGACTGGGATGAACTGGACAGCTACACGCAGCGACGGGTCAAAAATGACTGGGTCAATGATCGCATGCGAGACTCTGATTTCCTTAACTGGGTCGGCGAATCAACCCGCGAAGGAATCGACACGGAAGAACTCATCCGCGAAAACCTGGATGAGTTGTTGCCACAAACAGACTGGGACAAGCTGGATGTTGGGCAAAGAGAAGTCGCGGACCAGATCGAACAGACAGTAAAAGAGGCGATGAAAAATGGTTTGAAGATTGGCAAGGAAATGACACCGGCCGATTTAGAGTCCATCAGAAAGAGTCTGCTGGAGAGTTCGCTGGACTGGAAGAACGGTGACCTGGACGACGCGACGGCAGAACAACTTGTCGATCTGGCAACGGCGTCGCTGAATCAATCAGAGCCAGGCGTTGTCAATATCCCAGGGGAAGACGATATCGCCGAAATCCTTCAGATCGACGACGACGATGCCGTCAGCCAATTATATGAAATCTGGAAGCGAGGACGGTCGGAAGCCATCAACGATTTGATCGATAACGAAGTCGAATCAAGAATGAGCGATGACGACACGCTGCAGGAATACGCGGAGATGGAATGGGACAACATGGACGATGATGCGATGCTGCAAGCCGCAAAAGATCATGGACATGCGGAAGAGTATTCAGAGCAGTCAAGCACCATCAGTTCACCGGAACTTCGAGAACTTGGAATCGAAGACGCCGCGTCATTCGTAGGCGCACCAGATGGGTCAACTGTGACCGTCGACGGGACTACGATCAACGTCGAAGGTCGCGGCGATCTGTACATGAAGCGAGAAATCAGCCAAGGGTCGATCTATTCATCCAATTTTAATGCCGGTTCACGTTACAAGGGCGAGGGGGCGCAGATCTTCGCGCAGATGGTGCGACAGGCCAGAGAAGCCGGATTCATGGATATCTCAGTAACGGCCGCAGGCGAACTGGGTGGCGGCATGAATGGCTACTACACGTGGCCGCTTGTGGGATACGAAGCGGACATCGACGACGTCAGCGAACGCAACGCAATTCGACAGAACTTTCCGGGAGTCGAAACCATGCAGGATCTGTTCGATACGCCAGGCGGTCGAGACTGGTGGTTCGTGAACGGCAGCACTCTTTCGATGGATTTCGATCTGAGTGACGGGTCGCGGAATATGAAAGTGCTCGAACGGTATATGAACGAAAAGGCCAACAAGTAAGAAAACCATTGCTGGCATTTCTCCAACAAGAAAACTCAACTCAGAAAGCAATAATATGTCCGGCAATGAATCTTTCGCCAGTTCGTTCTTTCGACAGGCGCAATCACTCAAGGCGATTGGCAAGATCGGTATGCGTCCACCGGGAAAGAAGAAACGCGGCGGTCCGGGGCAGGAGATCGACGGCGACGGCGACGGCGTGATCTATGACGGCACAGCGCAGGAACGGCCGGTCGTGCGACGCATGCCGCAGGGCTTGAAGCCAGAGGCCGGAACAGTGCCAGCGATTCCAAAGCGAAAGCCAGCGCCACTGCAGAAGCCAGCACAGCCCGCGCAGCAGGCACAGCCGGTCACGCCAAAGCCAAAGCCGCAGCCGAAGCCGTCACCGATGCAGAAGCAACGTGAGGCAGCAGGCAAGGAACCAAAGCCACCGAAGCCACAAAAGCCCGCAATCGTTGACGCGGCAACAGGCGCGACGGTGAAGCTGATGCATAAGGTCGCGCCGAAGTCGATCGATAAAGCACAGATGGCGCCGATGGCCAAAGCGGCGATCCATAATGCCGCAGGATCGATGACGCAACAGCGATCCAGTGAGATCGCGGCGCAGTACGAACAGGATGCCCAAAAACTCTGGAACTTGCTTCCAATCAAGCGAGAAACGCAAACCGATCCAAACCTGATTTCCAGAGTCATGGGGGACGATGACAGGGAGTTGTATTTCAAGAAAGCCAAAGAGTTCGATGAGAAAGCCGCGCTGTGGGCGCACTATGCGGAAAATCCGGCTGATGCGCAAAAGCCGATTGCGATCAAGCCGACTGCACAAAAGTCGTTCGATGAACTGATGCCACTAAAAGCAAGCAGCGCCGACGTTGGCGTGAGTGGGCCGAGTTCATGGGATGATCTGGACAGCTACACGCAGTCGCAGGTGCAGGAAGACTGGACCAGTGATCGCATGCGAGACTCTGATTTCCTTGAATGGGTAGGCGAGTCAGTCCGTGAAAACGTTGACACGAAAGATGTGATCAGTGAAAACCTGGATGAGTTGCTTCCGGATATCGACTGGGAATATCTGGATGTAGGTCAGGCAGAAGTCGCGGACCAGATCGAAAGTACCGTCAAAGAGGCCATTGACGGCGGGCTGAAAATCGGCAAGGAAATGACAGATGCCGATCTGGAGTCCATCAGAATTAAATTGACGGACAGTGCAGCAGCCTGGAAAGATGGTGATTTGGACAACGACAAGGTCGAGGAACTGATTGATCTGGTGACGGCGTCGCTGAATCAATCAGAGCCAGGCGTTGTCAACATCCCCGGTGAAGATGATATCGCCGAGATTATTCAGATCGACGATGATGAAGCTGCGGACCAGATCTATGCAGCATGGAGGCGCGGGAAGTCGTGGACGTCCGGAGTCGAACAACTGATCGACAACAAAGTCGAAGAAATGATGAACGATGACGATGTTCTGCAGGAGTACGCAGACGAAGAATGGAACAACATGGATTCCGATTCGTCGTTCGAAGCGGCTAGAAACTATGGACACGCGGAGGGTGGTGGTTACGACAGTGACAGCGAAGGCAGTTCGTACGAACTCAGCAATCTGGGAATCGACGATGCTGCGTCATTCGTGGGGGCACCTGAAGGATCGACAGTCTCTGTCAGCGGAACCAGCATTGAAGTCGAAGGACCTGGCGGACTTCGCATGGAACGCGAAATCTCGGGGAAGTCGATCTATGCGGCCTACTTCCGAGCCGGTTCGCAATACAAAGGCGAGGGGGCACAAATCTTCTCACAGATGGTCCGACAAGCCAGAGCGGCGGAATTCGAAGATATTTCGGTGAGTGCAGCAGGAAGTCTGGGCGGGAGCATGAACGGCTACTACACGTGGCCGCTTCTGGGATACGAACGCAACATCCGAGGGCTAAGGCAGGAAGACGAAATCCGACAGAAGTTTCCCAACGTGGAAACAATTCAGGATCTGTTCGACGCGCCAGGCGGTCGAGACTATTGGTTCGTCAACGGCAGCAGTCTTTCAATGGACTTTGACCTAAACGACGGATCGCGTAGCATGCAGGTTCTGGAACGGTATTTGAACGAAAGATCGAGCAGATAGAAAAAAATTTTGATCCATTGGCACGGTTTTTTCGTTATCAGTGGTATGGCGACAAAAACGCAGACAATTTCACCGGGAGAAACAAATGGCTTTGAAAGACGTAATTGCAAGAGTTCAGGCGAAACAGGAAGCGAAGTACCAGGAACGGCAGAAAGCCAAAGCCGCAACAGTTGTGGAAACGCAGGCACCTCAGAATGAGGGCAATCCGTTTTCCGCAGACGAAGTTGCCGAAATGGAACGAGCGGCGGACGCACGAATTGCCGGTAAAACACGGTAAAAACGAAAAACTGTCGCGCTGAAATTCGGGTGAAACGTCATCATAGGTCTGCAGACCTATTATGCGAATCACCCGTTTTTTCGTTTGGTTGATTCAATAACATAGTCAGGGGGGTGTAGCGATGCAGGTATTTTTTCGTGATGATATGTCAGTGGATTCTGGCGGCTATTCACCGTCAGCAAAGAAGCCAGCGCAGTGTGTTGCAGACTGGCAGAAACGCGGGCTGGACATTGAGATCGTCAGCGAGTTCGAAGCCGCAACGATCGAGGATCTGGCGCTTGCACATGATCGAAAGTTCGCCGAGAAAGTTCTGGCAGGACAGAAGTCCAACGGTCACGGCAATTGCATTCCGGAAGTCACGCAGTCTTGCCGCGTGACGGTCGGTTCTTTGGTCGCCGCAAGCCGAGCCGCGTTTGAAAACCGGATCGTCTGTTCTCCGACGTCCGGATTCCATCACGCTGGCCATGGTTACAACGGGGCGTTTTGCACGTTCAACGGGCTGATCGTCGCCGCACGGACCGTGATCAACGAAGGGTTGTGCCGCAAGGTCGCGATTCTGGACTGCGATCAGCACTATGGTGACGGCACGGAAGATATTATCGAAACGCTGGAACTGACGGACACAGTGAAACACTGGACGTACGGCGGGCACAGATTCGATCGAGGCGCCGAAGGACAGAAAGACTTGTTGTTCGATATCGATGCGTTCCTGACAAAGTCCGCAGCGGACGGCGTAGGACTGCTGATTTACCAGGCCGGGGCAGATCCGCATATCAATGATCCACTCGGTGGACAGATGACGGATGCTCAACTGAAGGCACGTGATCGCTTCGTCTTCGACCGGTGCATGGAACTGGGCTTGCCAGTCGTCTGGAACTTCGCAGGGGGTTACCAGCGCACAAAGGCTGGAAAGATCACGCCAGTCCTGGCGATTCACCGTGCGACGGCAAAAGAAGCCATCGCGGTATTGGCGAATGAGGCGGCTACTCGGTAGCATTCTCGCAGTGACCGTATGCGTCTTTGATTCAGGTGCAACATGAGCGACGTTTTTTTCAAACGAATGCTGGCAATGAAATCATCCAGACAGGGATCTGTTTGGGTGAGGCTTCCACCTACAATCGAAGACGCCATACGGCGCTGGCAGCAGATGTTCGTGCAGGCCATACCGATCGCCAAAATCAACGATGATCTGCGAATCGGAGTCATCGCTGGAATCGCGGACCTAGACGAATGCATCGACCACATCGCAAAAATAGCTACGTGTATGGCGCCTATGCGGGCGGTCGCAATGCGGTTCGATACCAAACGGATCAACCAACTGCAGACAGCGCTGGTGATCACAGTTGATTGTCCGGACCTGCAGGAACTTCACCAGTCGCTTGCAGCAAGCGTAACCTACGCAATTGAGCCGCTGTCGTTCACGCCGTATATCGTGGTCGCGACGTTCGAAGAAATCACCATCGACGATCATGTTCTGAATGATCTGAAAGCGTCCGGCATCATCGGCGTCGACTGGATCATCAACGAACTGAAAGTCGGCACGTCCCTTGAAGAGCGGGATTGCCCGTTCTATGGACACTCGCCGATGCGATTCGGAGCCACAACGCCAGACACCGCGTTGTTTGGTAAGGCCAACGGCATGAGCACGCTGGACATGGAATCTGGCGGCGCGTTGATCGATACGGAATACTCAATCGATATCGACGACGATGACGACGATGATGACGACGACGACGATGAGGACGACGACGATGAGGACGACGATGCATGGATGAATCGAGCGCTGGGGCTGAGTGATACACTCGATGGAGGATACTAGCGATGCCAACGGCTGAGCAGCAGTTGAAGCAAATCCGCAAAGTATTGCCAAAGCAATTCGAAAAACGGTTTGAAAAACTCTTCGAGAGACAGAAATCGCAGTTGGTTGCGATCGTCGGAAGCCCGCCAGATATCTCCAAAGTCAAGGCGTCGCACTGGAAGAAATGGGAGAACGAACAAGCCGCAGCGCTGCTGGCGCTGATGCTGGGCTATACGTTGTCACAGATGAACACGGCGTTCGAGGAAATCCAGAACCTTGAGCAGTCCGAAAGAGAACGCCAGAGAACGGAAGCAGCTATTCAGCAACGTGCGGCTGAAGAAATGCAGCGCAGGGCACGATTCGCCGCAGAGTCGATCAGCAACACAACGCAAAACAGACTCGCAAACGGATCGTCACCAGAGGACGTCATCACAACTGCACGGGCGAGAATGATTTCGATCACCGAAATGACGGCAGCACGATCCGTCGCCGTCTCTGCAATCTATCACGAACTCGTTGACGCTGGAGTTGCGTGCGAACTGGTCTGGAGAACGCGGCCATGCCAGCATTGCGACGTGTGCCCGTTGCTCGATGGAACAGTCTATTCTTTCTGGTCGCGATTTGTGCCGTCAGGACCGCCAATGCATCCGCATTGTTGTTGTGTTCTCGAACTGTTGTTTGGCGAGTACAACAATCTGCTGGTGCGCGGACGCATCGCAAGACTTCCACCACGGGCCAGCGCGGTGAGACAGGCCATCCAGAGATCAGGATTCAAAATTCGTTGATGTGGCTGAATCACAGCCAGCATTAAAAGCCACTGTCATGCAGTGGCTTTTTTTATTGAATGCACCGCACGTATGCGTTACGGCTATTGACATACGCAAAACGAGTCGCCACAGTGTTGCACCAGACGCATCCTTGGGGGCATGGGTGACGTCATTGGTGGACTTCAATGACGCAAGCACTCGAACAGCAAGAGACACAAAGCGCGAACAGCGCGGCCGTGTCTTCAATCATCCCCAAAGGTCGTGAAAACGACTACTGGGAAATGGCTGCGCCATCAACGCATTTCCTTGATATGGAAATCGATCGCAGCAAGATGTATGTCGCGCCACTGTTGATCACCAATGGATCTGAAGACCGCGACGGTGAAGTAACAAACCCGGATGGATTGATCGACGTGGCATTCCGAAGAGATCCGGTCGTCTTTCTCCAGCACTCGCATCGCGTTGCACCAATGGTGCCACCAGTCGGAACAGCAGAAACGCCGGAAAGAGTTTTCGATCTGCACAGACGGCCGGACGGATGGTATTCCGGTTGTCGATTCACACAGGCCACAAAATTCGCAGGACAGGTGTTTCGCCTGGTCGACGATGGTGTGCTTCGCGGTCGTTCAATTGGCGCGCTGAACCACCAGCTATCGAACTACAAGCCGCGACTGCCTGGTGTGATGTTTCATAACAATCAAATCATGCCGGTCCGGACGCGATCAGTCAGCCATGACAAGTATGAACTGATCGAATGGTCGTGGGTCTGGATGCCAGCAAATCGCGAGATCGTCACGCCAATGCGTGAGATCACTCCAGCGAAAGAAGTTGTGCCGATCCTCAAGGGGATTCTGTGCAGAAATGGACTCGACGGGATGTCGCTTGATCCGAGTCTGAAAATGGTTCTCAAATCTCTCAACCTGGCGGAACCAGTCACGAACCTGAATCACGCAGGGAAAATCAAGCACTGGCCATTCCAGAAAAGCTATGGAGACGATCACGTGCAAACACCAGTCGCTGTGCTGTTTTCTCGAAGTCACTACACACTGCCCGAAGCCAGAGGGTTTCTGAAGAGCGCCGCGAATCTCGGACTGAAGAGCACGGCGATCGGAACGGAAATGCGAAACGGGCAGACATTTCTGAAGTCTGTGCAGTCCGCCTACAGCGGGCCGGTTGAAGAGCACGCCAGTAATGATGTGCCAGGAATGATTCTGTTGTTCGCCAAGTCGACGTCTGACGACGTTGCTGCAGTGGTAGCAACAGAAGAGGCAGTTGACGTTGAAGCGCCGCAGCAGCCCGCAGCAAAGCCCACAGCAAAGCCCACAGCAAAGCCCGCAGACAAGCCAGTATCTGCGGCCACAGAAATGGCCAACGCCGCAAGCGAGTATTCTGCCGAAGTGGTTGCACAAGAACCAGAGGCTGAAGATCTCATGATCAAACAGCCGGGGCTTCGCTATCTCAAGGCGCTCATCAGGAAAGCGACTCAGGTCGTTGATGAAGCTGAGGCAGCAATTGAAGAGCAGGAACCCGAACTGACAAAGAAGTGCAAAGAGTTCACCAGTGAACTCAGAAGCTTCATCGGCAAGGTCGCTGAGTTTCAGGAACAGCGATATGGAAAGCCTGGACCGGGAGCAGAGCAAAAGCCAGAGACAGCCGAACTCACAAAGTCATTGCGAGCCGATCTGTTCTATGGACGGAAATCAATGCTTCCAAAGCCATTCACAAAGGGGCTGAATGCTCTTCATGAAATGGCCACGACGACACAGCAGAAAGAATTGACAGCGGCCATGCTGAAAGGTGTGATCGGTGATCAGTTCTCACAGAAACAGGAAGATAAAGAACGGGCGGAACTTCGCGAGAAGATTCGTCAGGGATTTATTAAGCGGATGACTGCAGGACTTTCAACCTAGTCTTGCAAAACTGTTCGTATGCGTTATGGTATCGCACATTCGACTAAAGTCATTGCGGGGGTGATGACGAAACAAAAGGACTTTCGAAAATGTCATCAAACTCCCCAGTGATTGCCGACTCTGAAGTTGAACGAGCAATCGACGAACTTGTCGCACGACAACGTGGCGGCGAGCAGGTTGTTATCCCAGGCAAAGCGAATGAACTGGGGACAGTTTCATCCGCTTCGCACAAGGCGTTCGGGGCTGATGCTCTAACGCCGGAGGAAGGAAAAAACCGCGCGATGTTCAAGACGTGGGACGATCCGTCTCGCCACATGAACACGCAGTATCGCGACTACATGCTGGCCAAGTCACTGAAGGACGCAGGCTATCCATTCGCTTGTCCGTGGGACAACATGGGTGAGTTCCTTCAGGACGGATGGAGAGCAAAGCAGGCCGGTCGCAGGGACGAATTCACAGCCCGACACGCAAGCACGTTCAAGGGCATGCGTGACATGGGTGGATTCTTCAAGGCACGCGGACTGTCCAGCACAGTCGGCGAAGACGGCGGATTTCTTCTTAATCCGGAAATCGCGCCAAAGATTGAAACGCTGTTTGTCCAGAACGATCTGGCAAGCCGAGTTGACACGTTGCCAACCACAGCAACGGTCTACAACATTCCGCGCGTCAAAGATCTTGATCGCAACGACGGAACTCGAAACGGTGGTGTCATGCACTACTGGATCGATGAGTCTGATCCGGGCGCTGACAGTCGCCCAAAGCTGGCGTTCACTGAAATTCGCATGCGTAAGCTGGTAGTCTTTGTGTTCATGACCACAGAAATCATGAACGACACGCCATACGCAGTTGAGACCTACGTTCGCAACGCGGTGCGTGAGGAAATCAACTTCGCGTTGAGCCGAGCGATCATGTGGGGCAACGGACTGAACGAACCACTTGGGTTCGCTCGCTCAGGCGCCGTTATTCAGGAATCTGCTGAAGGTGGTCAGTCTGCCGCGACGTTTGTCGCACAGAACGCTCTGAAGATGTCCGCTCGCATGTGGCGCAACTCTGCAGGATCTGCAGTCTGGATGCATCACCAGAGCGTCATCCCGCAGATTGGTCAAATGTCAATCGGCAACTTCCCTGTGACGGTCAACATTCAAAACGGTGGTCTTGCTGGCCCTGTCACGAGCACACTGTTGAATCGGCCATTGATCGAAAGCGAACTCTGTTCGCCACTCGGATCACCTGGCGACGTCTGGTATGTGGACCTGAAGCAGTACAAGGCGATCACTCAGTCGCTGGTACGCGAAGACGTGAGTATTCACGTCGAGTTCATGACCGATCAGCAGTGTCTGCGATTCGTCGTCCGATTCGGCGGATCACCACTGTTGCCAACACCAATCACCCCGTTCAAGTCACCTGACGCTGCAACGAATCCACCGACTCAGAGCAGCTTCATTCGTCTGGCTTCACGATAATAAGTAGCCGCAAGGCATGAGAACCCCCACGGCGTTGTGTTGGTTGCTGTCGTGGCGAACAGCATGACGCCGTTTTTTGATCTAAAACAAAATCATTATTGATTGAGGTGTACTAATGAACGGAACCGCGTGTATTCAGGAAATGGGGCAGCTTGTCATCCCGGATGCGGCTGTATCAATGACAGCGTCAACAGCAGTCACAAGTTCGTATATCAACATGGTTGGTGCAGAAATTCTGGAATGCATTCTGTGGCTGGCAGCGTCAGTCGCAGGTGCAACGTCGGTCGGCACGATTGAAATCATGGCCGCATCCGATGCATCCGGAACCGGTGCGGTCGCAGTGAAGTTCAGCGATCTGTTCAAGACGATCGGCGCAACGACGATTAAACAGGGAACCGGACTGCCAACGCGAATCGAACAATTGACAGCCGGTGTGAGAACGGCATTGGCATCGTTTTCAACGCTGGCAGCAGACGGCGATAAGCAGCAGTTGTTCGTGATTCCAATTCGAGCGCGTCAGTTGCCAACAGGCAAACCATATGTCGCCGTACGATTCACCGCAGGATCGGCCACGGCACGCAACGGATTGGTGGCGTTCCTCAGACGCGACACCCTTTACGGTGCAGCGCCTCACAACACATCAATTTTCGCGTAAACATAAGCGAAGACGTCGTCGCTTTTGCAAGTTGTGATACGCCGCACGTCTTTTCAGGCGTGCGGTTTTTTTTTGACCATAAAACAGGAGTTCAGAACAATGGCAAAGTTGTCTCAACAAAAGATCGATCGGGCTTTGAGCGTGGCGGGGACAATCGCCGCCAGTATCGCGGACAATGGCACCGTGCCGAGCGATAAGGCGCTGCGTCAGTGTTGTCTGACAGGGTTGAAGATCGTCACGATGATGGATCAGATTGTCGTAGCCGTCGACGAAGAGCCGTCGATTCTGGAAACCACACTGGACAACTGGGAAGCGTATCAGAAGCTTGCGGACGTCATGAGCGCCATCGCGAAACGCGATAAGGCAGTTGCGCCGCCAGAGGCGGCTGAGGCACCAAAAACCTGACAGGCGCTGGTGAGGCGGCAAAATGAATCTGAGCGGGCGACTATTCCCTGGAAGAAAACATGATCACCTTGAATCAGGCGAAACATGAACTCGGAATTGATTTGCCGGACAGCGGCGACGATGCCGAACTGACGCGGAATATCGCACAGATTATCAGGCGCATTCGACAGCAGACAGATCGAGGAATTGCCTGGGTCTGCGACCGAGTCGATTCCGTCAACTCGAAAGCACGGCTTCGAGTGATTGAACATGGTTTCCGGACTGGGCAAGTCGTGAAGATTGTCGGGTCCGGAAACAATTCAATTGACGCAGTGCACACGATTACCGTGATCAATCAGAATCTGATTGAACTCAGTGTCAACGGATCAATCGAGGAAACGGAATTCACGCTGCATCCGCGCACGACGGTTGATATCGTTCCGCGAAATTCAACGCGAATCTGGTTGCCGGAATCCGTCACGCCATGCTTTGAAATCATCGAGATCCTTGATAACGACAAAGATAACGACTGGATCGCAATCAGCGGCACAGACTGGTTCGCCAGGAACGTCAAGGGCGAAAAGGCGGTCGAAGTCATTAGGAAAATTGGAACGTTCCGCGTGCCGATCAACACTCCGCGTGGACAGTGGAGCCTGAGAAAAGTCGGAACGACAGAGACGGTTCGACTTTCGGTCTATGCGGGCGCAGACATTCCGCCGAGCGATATGGCAATGGCCGCGCTGAGTCTTGTCTGTGATCTGTTCGAGCGGGCAGGTCGAGGGAAGGATGAATCGTCATTCTCTTTCGAGGATGTGCGACGGCAGGCGATGAGCGGCGAAGAAAGATTGTCACACGTATTGTCACCGACGTCCGTCATCAACTCATGGGTCGCAAGGTAGGTGATTCGTGGCGCATCACGGTCGAGGCAGGTTGAACGCGACGCGGGCATTTCGCATGCATCCGCGACGTGACAAAATCAAGCTTCTCAATCGCGCAGGGGAAGAACTGGCCGTCATCGCAGATGCGCCGTGGGGTAATGTGTCGCGTCAGGACTCCACAGCGCTGGCGATACTGCAGGATCAATCAAGAACGTGGAAGCTTCCGGTGTTTCAGTGCGGTGAGTTCTCGCCAGTCACGGGATACCGGATTCGAAGTCTGACAGACAATTCACTGTGGGAAATCAACGCAGTGCCGAGAATCACCAACTCGATGCATCAGTGTGTCTGCACTCGCATGAATGAACATGATTCGGAGATTCCATAATGGCGCTGGGGGTTGTTGAAGAATTAGCCGAAATCATCGGTGCCAGATTGTTCCAGGTCGGCTTGACAGTCACAAGGGGCATCGTGTTTCAGATCGCGCCAGACTACGACGTCAAATCCGGACGCCTGTTGTATGGGGCGCGGCTGTATCCATTCGTCAGCATATCGCACGTGCAGGCTGAGCAGTTCGTGGTTGGCCAAAGCACAAACGTTTCAGCGAGAAAGACACGAGTCTTTACTGTGCTGATGATCGGTGACAAAGCCATCGTCGAAAAGAATCCGGCCGTCTATACAGCGCACAGAGATAGCCTGATGAGCGCGATGCACACGTATCGCGGGAATGGATTGCTGACAGCGATTCCAAACGCATGCATCATGCACGCGACCGTCAGGCCGAGTTCTCCGATTCAGCAGTCAGCCTGGCAGAACAGCGCGAAGTTCGTGTCGTCGTTCGATGTGTTGTTCGAGACGGAAGAGCCAACGGGAATCTATTGATCGGTGCAGAATGATCATCATCGAAGACACCATGACGCTGCGATCGATCGACGAATTTCGCGCGATGCTCGATGGTATGTTGAATGCCATCAGAACGCCGAGTGTCGCGCCGCAATCGTGGCAACAGGTCGTTGATGTTCTGCAGGACATGGAACGCGGATTCTTCGCGTCAAGCGCCGGGCCGGATGGTCAGCCCTGGGCGCCATTGCGGCCGTACACAGTCCAGAAGAAAGGGCACGCCATCATTCTCAGAGAAACCTGGGAACTCATGGATAGCCTGACCAAAGTGAATGAATCGTCGATCCGGGAATTCGGGCAGGCGACTTTGGAATTCGGAACACAGAGAGCGTGGGCCTGGCTTCATCAGGACGGCGGACGAAAGGTGCCGCAGCGCATGATGGTCGGGGCCACTGACGAAGCCGTTGACAAAGTTCTGGACATAATCGCAGACGCTGCGGTCAGAATGATGTTTGCCTGACGATAAGTGGAGAAAAATCGTGGGAATGAAAGTGATGCGAATCGTGGTTCCGTCTGCCAGCGAATACACGATCAGGCAGCTTGGCAAGGTTGCTGGAGTTGCGTTTGATGCCAGGGAAGTCGTGGACGTGCCATTGAGAACACCGGAGCAGATTGAGGCCGCACGAACGCTGGAAATGAAGTTTAAGCACAACGGGCTTTCGACAGAACTCAGAAACGGTCCAAACGCAGTGATCGTTCAGACATTGGAAGTCGTGGACTTGCCGTGATGCGTGACCTGAAAGAAACCAGAATCATACGCTGCGAATCGTGTGGAGAATTGCGGCAAACGAAAGAGCCGTGCATAACCTGCCACGGGTCGAAAAATCCTGCACAGCAGCGATGTTCTGAATGCGTTTCGTATCGTGGCCAATTTTGTAACCGGATTGAAGCCGAAGTTTGTGGATGGTGGACGGGGTGCATGCTGCACTGTCCGAAGGGAACTCAGTTTTAGGTATCAAGGGGTTTGAAAATGATTAGTGAATCAATCATGCGTTTGGTGATTCTCATGGTCACGCTATGCGTTATTCTGTGGATCAACGCGACGGTATTTGATGCGACAGAGATCAGGACTCTGGTTTTGTTTTTCCTCGGTGCGGCGGGGCTTGAGGGCGGTACGGGGTATTTGAAGAACACGTTCGGCAAGAAAAAAGAATGAATGCGGCATTCGGTTCGTTCTGAGTTTCCGGATGAGATCGTCTGTTTCCAGAGTTCAGTCGTGACTAATGTTGCAAGATCGTTGCGTCACCTGTATCGTATGCCTATGACCGTCAGGCATCCGCAGTGACAGCAGTGTTCGGAGAGTGAATATGTTTCGTACGATTACCGCAAATCCGTTCCTGGTAACACAGGGTTCGCATCTGTGCATTTCGCAGGAAAAGCTTGACGCCAAGAATAAGCTGGTTGAGCGACGATATGTTCTGATGAACTCAGACACACTGCAGTCGCAGACGTTTTCCAGCAAGGAAGCGTTTGAAGCGGCGATTTCGCAGCTTATCGAAGCCCACGAAAAGGCACAGAAGAAAACCAGCGTTCTGGATCAGTTGACGACTGACGGTCCGGTCGGAAACACGGAGTCGTAAAAGACTTCGTCGTCGCAGTTGAATGAGTAAGAAGCCACGGTCGGTCGGGTCAGAGCCGATGTAAGATGCTCTGGGGGTTGCGGAGTCATCAAATGGCAACAGCATGTGGAAGTAGTGCAGTCTTCTCACGCATCGCGTATGACGCAGGCGTGACAGGTCAATTCTCAAACTTCAGTTCAGGATCACCGGCCTATCCGCTTGCGGATGGTGGTTGCTCGCTTTCGCTGAAGCAGCCGCACGTCAACAACAGCGGTATGAACGGCACAACAGCGCAGGCGTCTGAGCAGACGCGGCCTGGATTGAAGATCGTTGACGGCGATATCAATCTGCTGGCAACGCCGGATCTGCTGACAAGATTTCTGCCGCATGCAACAGGCAGGGCCATTTCAGGCAACGTGACTTATCCGTCGCCGGTCGTGCCGCCATACTTCCATATTCTCCTGCACAGAGACTCATCGCTTTACACCTACGTCGATCTGGTTGTAAATCGATTCAGCCTTGGAAGCACTGCAGGTCAGCCGCTCCGAATGGTTGTTGGGTGCATGGGCCGCGATCGCGAGTCTTCATTGCAGGCCGATTCGGCATGGCCGGTGGGATTGTTGCCATCGAACAAAGCGCCGTACATGCATCAGGATGCGGTGGTCACGGTCAACGGAACGACGCATCGGTTTCGTCAGTTTCAGTTGGATATCGACAATAAGCTTTCACCAGAGTATTTCGACTCGGTCAATCCGTGTGGATTTTTGCGTGGCGATCAGGCCACAACGACGCTTAAACTGGTTGGACCGCACACACAGGCGACTGTTGCTGCACTCATGCAGGGAGCAACGCCGCCGAGTGCTCTGGACGTTGTGATCACGCTGACGCATCCGACAGCGGGAATGTCGCTGATCATTCGATGCCAGGCTGTGCAGATTCCGATCAATGATCCGGCCGTTTCTCGTGGGACGATCATGCTGGATTTGAACGGTGTGGCACGCACGAAAGATGGTGGCGCCAGTGGTGGTGCAGAAGTCATCTTCACGAATGATGACGTGCCGAGTTAATCAAGAGAGAATGCCTGGGGGGGCAACGTTGTGGATAAGCCAAAGGTCGCAGTGACGCCATTGATCCGGCAAGCGCTGGAAATGGTCATCGGATTCGTCAATAAATGTCCGTCCGCCGTCAGCGTCTCGAAAGAGGATGCCGACTATGCAGCGGCCATGCTTGAATCGCTGGCCGAGTTCACAGCACAGCACGCAGTTGATCCGCAGAGTGATGCGACGGATTCACTCGCTCGCAGCGGCGCGTGGCTTGATCAGCAGTGGAAGATGATTCATGACCGATACTTCGATCGACTGCAGAAGATCGCAAAAGGCGAATCGCAGATAGCGCCTGGTGACAATGAAATGCTGATGCAGGTGGTCGGCACGGTCGTGATTGATTTCATGGTGGAAATCAGAAAGGAAATCGTGGAGAGAATTCCACGTTGATGCAGGCAGGGAACGTCTCGTGTATTCTGTTTGTCAACGTTCGTATGCTTGATTGAATCACACATTTTTCAGACAGTCATTGCGGGGGTGGTGACAAAACAGGGAGTTGGTAGCATGGGCACATGTTACAAGGGGCAGATTTTCAAAGGGTATATCGCACAGATTCCGGGTGTTGACGGTCCGATTCGCTGGGAGTATCGAGGGCTATGGCCAGAAGCCAGAGTGCAGTACGGGCGAGATCTGGAACGGTTTACGACGCCGGATGAGCAGGAAGCGTACATCCTTGCGACGCTGGCCACTTTGCTTGTGAAATGGGACTTGAAATATCCTGACAATCATCCTGAGCCAGACAAGCGCGGGCAGATCGTCAAGATCGATCCGGATGTGATCAAGAGTGACGTGATGGTGCACGTCAGAAACAGGATCATGGCAATCTCAACATGGCAGGCATACGGCGACGTCGACCCACAATTGAAGATTGATGAACAGGTCAAAGCGGTCAAGGATCGGGCAGAGAACAAAACGGTTGCCGATCTGTTTGCGAAACTTGATGAGGCAAACGTAAAAAACTGATTGAAGCTGCGACTGTCTGGATGGAACGGCCGAAAATCGCAGCGATCAATTGTGAGCACTGTAAAACGTGTGCGTATGATCTTGAGGAAGGCAGTGAAACAGAGGGCCAGCCGATACTCAACGGTGGTCATCCGATACCAGTCACAAGACCACCATGCCATGATGATGACAGTGTTTGCCCGAAGGGAAAGCCAGGGCTGAGAGAGTTCACTAAGGACATGGCAGAAGTCTATTGGCACTGGCGATTGTGCTGTGCGATGGATGAGCATCCTGATGATAAGTGGGCGAAACGATATCGGAGAATTCTCGAAGGGTTGCAACGTTCCATCAGTGCTCGCAGGGAAGAACGGTACTTGGAACGTCACAGGGAAGAGCGGCAACGGCTGAGAGAAACGATCGAACGGAGGCGATGACTGTTGGCGAGGATTCGACAACAGGAACTCGTACGATGCGAAACGGGGTGTATGCGAATAATGAGTATTCGCATGCACCTTTTTTTGTTTTAGAATACCAGCGTCTGAGTTGCTGAAAGATCATGGAGAACAGAGATGTCTGAAGCCGTACGAAAAGTCACAATCATTGTCGACGTGAAGCCAGGTGATATCCAGATGCCGGATGTCGGCTGGATCACGGAAGCGCAGACCGAACTGAAAGACCTGGTGGATAAGCAGACAGACGTCGCCGATATCGTCAAGAAGACCCGCCAAGAGACAGAAGAATTGGTCAAGGTGCAGACCGAGTCGGCCAAAGTGCAAACCGAACTGGATGAGCAAAAGGCGGAATCTGCAAACGCAGCGAAGGACGCTGGCGCGAAAGAAGTTGAAGAGCACAAAAAGACGCTGCAGGCAAAAAAGACAAACACTGAAGAATGGGAAGAGAACTTAAAAAAAAGGCAGGCAGAGTGGGCAGAGAATCAACGCAAAATCGATGAAGAAGCGGCCAAAAGAAAAACCGATCTTCTGGAGAAGGAAAAGCAAGCGGTTGAATCACACGAAAAAACCGTCAAACAAATCCAGCAGCAATACCAGGGCGATCCGTCTGTTCGTCCTCTCACCGAACCTGGTCAAAATCCAACAGCCGTAAAGCCACTCAATGGCGATCCGGCAGTGCGCCCTTTGTTCGATCCTGAGCAACCAGACACAAGAATGAAATCACAGCAGGGCCGGATCATTCCACCATCAAGTGGTCCGCCGAATGATCCGCCAGACGAAACATTTGACGAAACTGCAAGAAGACTGAGGGAACGAACTGAGGCGGCGCGTCGGAGATTGGAAGAGATTGAGGCGAATAAAGGCGCGCAGAATGACAGGTGGGAGCAAGAAAGTAGAGAGTCGAGAGAAGCAACAACAGCGAACGACGATATGCCGAAACATTGGCGCAACGTCGGTTTGAATGCTGGGCAGGCCGTTGCATCGGTTGCGAGATACATTGGGCACATGCGAATGCTGAAAAATATCGGCGGCGATGCTCTGGAATCGATTGCTAAAGAATTCATGACGGTTCAGTCGCGCGTTGAAACAGTGTCAGCAGCGACGTCAGCGTTCACAAACGTTGGAACAATGCTGGACGGGCTACAAAAGGCAGGCACTGAAACCGCAAAAATCGTTGCTAGGCAAACGGAGTTGGGGGCGGCAACATCATTAACTCAAGTTGCCACAATGAAGCTGGGAACAACTGCGGCGGCAATTACGCCAATGATTGCGCCGATGCAGTTCGCATTTACAGCGATAACCGCTGCAGTTGTTGCGGCCGATATTGCAATGGACTTTCTGACCGAGTCAACAGAAGAGGCAAAACAAAAAGCAGAAGAGTATCAAGTAGCATTCAATAAGGGGTTGTCAGAGACGATCGAAAAGCTGAAGACGCAAACGGATATGATCAAGGGGCAGAGCACTGTCCTAATCGAGCAATGGGAGATCAAGAAACTTCTGGCGGGAGAAGATGGACTATCACCGCAGGAGATTAGTAAGAGAAATGAAGAAATGCGACAGCGGTCCGATACGGATGCGATGCGCAAAATCAAAACGAGTGTAACTGATGTGTTCCAGTCAGGGATGACTGAAGAGCAGCAATCAGAATCCGGAAGGCTTGTCGAAGAACGGAAGAAAGCTACGGAGGAACTCAAAAAGCTGAAGGAAGAACTGGCCTATCGGGAAGCAACAGAGCCAACAGAAACGCTGTCAGCACAGGCGCGTGGTGCGCGTCGAATCCAGTATGAAGATCCGATCACAAGACTCGAAGCAGAACTTCGAAAACTCGACAATGATCAATCAAAGTTCGACATGATGACTGGAAAGCAGACTCAAGAATCGATTGGACAAACCAAAATCAAGGACGGTGTGGTTGTAGATTTTGCAGAATTAGAACGACAGCTTGACTCGCTTCCAAAGTCCATGCAAGAGTCTGGTAAAAAAATGTTTTTGGTCATCGAAAATGAACTTTTGGGGGGTGCCCAAACCAACAGAGAGCAGCTTGCAGAATCACAGCAGGCCGCACGAAATGCAAAGGTAGAAAAACTCCAACAGGAAAATGTCCTGAAAGATCTGACGGCTTCGCAGAAAGATGAAATGGCACTTGCAAACCGCTTCAATCTTCAGGAATCGAAGATTGCCATGCAGGAAGTCGACATACTGCTGCGCGAAACTGAAAAGCCTACGGCAACAATCGATCAGAAGAGTCAGTCCGTCGAATCTATGCGTAAAGTTCTGGGGCAGGCAAACCTCATGACACCGGAGCTTTCAGACATTCTCGCACGCGGAGCGTCAGCAAGTCCGCAAGAGATCAAAGACTCGCTGGCTGATGCCCAGCAGTACACTCCAGCCGAGCAAAAAGAGGCTAACGACTTGATGGAAAAAGCAAATAAAGCAATTCAGAAATCGGAAGAGGAAGCAGCGGAAATGACAGCCATCGCCGAAACTTTAACGCGACTATTGGAGCAAAACAGTAAACAGCTACAGCAATTGCGCCAAGCACTCGATGCCAGGGACGGTATTTGATTGGACACGAGAGAACTTGTGCATTACGCTCTGGAAGTCACTTTTCAGGGGAAACGCATGAAAAACGCTCTTTCAATTATTGCAATTGCTTTGTCGATTATTTCGATTGGTGTTTCACTTTCAAACAAAGTCGATGTGACTGAGTTTGCAAAGGTGGCTGACGTTGAAGCAGCCGACAAAAAGATCCAGGAAAACATCGAGTTCGTGAATGAGTCCAGATCGGAAGCACAGCGACTTCACATCGGCCATATCATCAATCTGACAAAGGATGTCCGGATACTTCGTGAAAAGGTCGGTATGTCAGAAGACACTGAGCAGGCGAAATAGATAGTCATCGCTACAGATCCCGATGATCATCGATTCGGTATTGAATCTTGATTGATTGCCGTGTGATCGCTACCGTATGCCATAAACAATCACGCACACGGGGCGTTTACCATGGGCCTGTATCTTCAAATCGGAACATATTCAACGCCAGTGTGCACTGTGCGTTGCACTGGGCGCAGTCTGAAACCTGTCGAATACAACACGTTCATCATCGCGCACGATTACGAACAAACATTCGAGGGGTATCTGTACGCAAGCGGGCCTCGCAATATCTCACCATTGATGGCAAGCCTGGAAAACGCGATCAAGGCACCGGGAGTTGACGTTAAGCTAATTAGCTTTGAAAACGAGCCATACCCGAACGAACAGACAACGCATCATTCTCTGTTGAATTCAGGGGCCATCGGTGGCGTCATCTTGAAAGATTTCAAGTTCGTCGATACGCCGCTTCACATGGCCACGCAGATCAAGTTTCAAATGACGGTCGGCGGGATCTATGCGAACTTGCAGCAGACGCGGAACGTTGTGTCGCTTGTCGAGACGATCCGCATTCAAGGTGATGGTGGTCCAGAAATAACGCTGGCAGACCAGGCGGGGCTGAAGTCGATCTATCAAGAGATCAAGCCTTACACAAACGTCAACATCACGCAGTCCGGGAAAATAGTCTCACGAAACGGATTCTCGTCATTGCCGACGCCAGTGATCTCGCTGGCAGACGCAAAGATTTCCAAGAACAGCGGCCTCACAAAGTCGTACACACAACGAGGGACCATGATCTGGTTGTACCAGCAAGACTATTCATATTCGTTTCAGCTTCCGGAACTACCAAGTTCGCCAGTCGTTCCGACATACTTGGTCTGATTCGTATTTTGGGGTGGCATTGTGGCAAAGACTGTCAAAGCGTTATTCAAATCGGCATGCAGGTTCGGCGGTGGAGGGTATGGGAAAAATACAGCACGGATTGGCGTGAAAATTCCTTCAGCCACTTGTGGGCCGAAGATTCGCGATGACCTGTTTGTGAGCAGGACTCTTCGAGTTCTGGTCAGCCTTGATCCAAAGACAGACGATCAGCCGGTTCTGCCGGGAATGCAGGATGAATTTCCGGTTGTCGAACTCACCGTCAAAGTGAGTCAGCATAGCCTCAATGATTCCGATGTGACTTTCTCGATGACGTTCGGCAAGGAAGATATGCCAGCGTCGTTTCTGCAGACGGTATCGCATGCGAACGGGAGTTTGTACGTTCTTTCCGTGATCGATAGTGATGACGCTGACGATGAGCCGGACGATGAGCCTGATGACGATGATGAACATGAAGAGGATTGATTCATGGCGATTCGATGCAAGGCATTCTTTGGCGGGCTTGAAGTTCAGGTGTCAATGTCAATGACCCGATCGCCTGGCGTGGCGCCGGATATCGGGCAGATTGTGTTTCGTCAGGGCAGCGCGTTGCCCAGCAGTTTTATTGGTGATCTGGTCTTAACGAACGGTGACACACCGGTCGTGACGTTCGCGGGATGCATGCTGATTTCGCCGCGTGAGCAGTACGATCAGAATCGCAACATTGTCTACAAAATTGCCGATCGCCGATGGCGATGGAAAACGCCGACACTGAATGGTGAGTACAACGTCAGGGATGATGCCAATCTGCTGATTGCAGGCACAGAGAAAAACGCACAGGAACTCGCACTGCTGGCACTTCAAGCGCTGCATGCGCCAACAGGCGGATCGTTCGACGTGTCGGCACTGCCAATAGATGCGCAACTGGCACCGCATGTGATCTGGAAGTATGAAAGCGCAGCCGCGATTCTGGATCGTATCTGTTCTCTGTTCGGGTGCAGCGTGCATCTGATGAATGACAATTCCGTCAGGATTATCACGGACAACACGGGGTCGGTCCCTGACAACACGGGCCTGATGCTTCCAGTGGAATCGGGGCTGATCACAAACATCGCGCCAGACTATGTGTCCGCCTATGCGGGTGACACGTTGTTCGATAGTTGGCTGGTCACGGAGGATATCGGGCTGGAAATCGGCGGCGCAGTGAAGCCAATCAATATGCTTTCTTACGCGCCAGCAGAGGGCTGGACGATTGGAGATCCATCGCACGGATACACGTCGACACTCACGACGCGATTGCGCGGAACAATGCCTGAAGAGGAAATCGACAAGATAGCTTCACTGGCAAATCAAACAATCTATCGAATGCTTCGCGTCGTCGGGTTTCCAAAGGGGCAGTTGTTTTTTCCTGGGTTCACGCTCGAAGCTTCAGTGGCGGCTATTGGAAACCTGCCAGGGCAGGGCGATTCGTCAAAGGTCTATGTGATAGCAAACGCGCGGACTGTCATATGGACAGGCACAGAGTATGTTGGCATCACGGCAAAGAACACGCATTCAACGCTGTGGGCGCTGATCGATCCGTTTCTGATTGCAAATCCAAACGCAAATCCAGTTATCAATTCAGGCACACAGAGTGCGATGGACGCGGCTAGAAAAGCTGCTGGACAGCCGCATTATGTGATCATTCCGCCTGGAGTAACGGCCATTGATACAAAGCTGATGTTGCCACTCATGACAACCAGAATCGAAAGCGGGCTGGATGAACTAGGTCGGCGAAAAAGGAAACCGGCAGAAATCTGTGGCAAGTTCAAAGAAGATGATTTCCGTCTGCGGAATCGCGTGACCACAAAGCTGGCCGTGTGGAAACATGGATTCAGAATTGACGGGACAAAGGGGCATGTGATTCTCAATAAACCGGCCTACCAGTTCGAAACCGGTATTAAGCCAGCAGAATTGTACGTGCGATGCGCCTACGGATTTCGAGCGAAGCCATACGGGACGCGGTATCACCGGCGATTCGATAAGGCGACAGGCAATAATTTGAACGTCGCGAATGCCGTGGTCAACAGGTCTGACGTGAGTGAATACCGAGTGCAGAACTACGGGTCAGACTACAACGATTTGTCAATCCTCGATCCGGTCATCAACAACACCGCAGCCATTGATGCAATTCTGGATGCGTCAGCCACGGAATTCATGAAGCAATATCAGAATTTCCCGGCGCCGCAGAAGAAAACCTACACGCCATTCCGAGCGATCGACACCAGCGGCGTGACGCATCAGGTTTCCTATTCGGGCGTTTTGGAAGTCGGCAAGACGATGGTGTCAATTGGCGGGTCGTTCGATCCAACGCAGCCACCGGCCAAACTGAAGCGTTTGCAGGAACAGCAGAGAGAGCGTGCTGAGTTTGCTCTGCAGGACTTCCGAGCGCAGCAGGCCATCATTGAAATCATTCCACAACAGAACCCGATTGACATTTCAGCGCAGGGGATCGCATGAAAACACTGTTTCATGTTAAGAACACAACAGGAGAAACCTGGCCAGCGTATGCGATGGCGCGGCTGGGTGCAGTCACGCGCTACGACGGTGTCAACGCAGACGTGCCACTTTATACGCTGATGAAGCCAGACGGCGATGAGGGAATCTATGTCGTCAATGGTGGTGCACCACTGCCAAACAACAAAGAGGGCACTGCAATTCATTATCTTGATGCGCAGTTTGTTTTGGTGAAAACTTCAGAGACGGCATCAGTCGGTACATCCATCGGCGCTTTGAGTGGGGAATGGACTGCCGGATCTGATGACGAGAACGGCGCACAGTTCGATGCGACAGACACAAAAAACGCGCAGCACATCATTCCGGTTGTGGCAAAGTCGACAGGAGGTGGGTCATCTGACAGCAGCGGGACAGGAAGTTGTCCGTGTACCTGCATCGCTGACGGAAGTGCCATCGTGAACGGCATGGAAACGGCATCCACCTGGTCGATCGAGATGAATGCGGAAACGTTTGAAGGGGAGTTTGGCGATATTCTGTTTCCGGCTGGAACCTATGATATTTCGCTGAATACAGCCGGAACCGCTTGGACTCAGGACATAGGGAATCTTCTCACGGCTACGTACCTTGATGGAAGTTCAGCGACTGCTGACACGACCATGGATGGAACGCTGACGATGACGTGGGGAGCTTACGGGCCTGTTGTGACGCTCTGCGTTGATGGCGCTGTTCCAGATCCGGAGGCATAGAATGGTCTGTCGAACATGGTCGCCATGGGCTGGCGCTTACACCTCGCCATTGTGCTCTGCTCAACTCCTGCCGGAAACGGGCAATCCTTCGAAAGCATGTTCAATCTGCGTGACGCCGCTTCCGATCGGCCAGACTTGCGACACCTATCTTGGCAAGGTGATCAAGTCGGGCGTTTGGCCCACGGCAATTCTGGAGCGGACGTGGAAGCCGATGCTCAAGGTTACGCTGAACATGCCGTTAATCAACATCGCCTATTTCCAGCCGTGGTGGAAGTACACGAATCCACTTGCCGGAGTGTTTGAGGTTGCTTGCCATGCCGCCTACAACGGAGCGTTTACGGTTTACGCTGAAAACTCAAACTGCGATGGCTGGAATTCGCAGGAAGCACCGGTTCAAGTTGGGGACTGCACGCCGTGGACGGGGACGCCACGGTTTGAGGTGACGTTCCCGAAGAGTTCTGCCCCCGGTGAGTACATTTATGTGACGATGTGGTGGGCGCGGGGTTCCGAATTCGGTCGGGCGATCTTCCGGAAGTACCTGCCGGAAAGACTGACCGGAAACTGCCGGGAGATTCATACCATGACCGAGTGGCGGCACGATGATACATTCCCGCGCGTTTACGTCCCTATTGAACCTGGCACAAGTGTCACGGTTGGCCCTGTCTAGCGAGTAAAGCGATGACATGCAAAACGTGGAGTCTGCTGGCTGAAAAGTATTTCAACCCGCTATGCACGAATCGGTTTTATTCCCCGGAATCATGCCCGATCTGCGTTACTCCGTTTCAAAACGCAACTGTGACACCATGCTCAAAGGTGATACTGCCTAAAGAAACAAAGACGTACATGCTTCTGATCAAGACGCCGGTTTCGGTGTCGTTCTCCTATCCGGGGTTGAGTCCATGGAAGGATGACATCACAAACCCCCGTGGTGGATCTTTCGTGCAATTCGCTTCTGGATGGCCAGCGACAATCATCACGTTCGACACAACGAATGGATACGAGTTCTTCTGGAACCATGGAGCCTCAGGTAACATCTGGGGCGCGACGCTGATCACGAACGTTGATCCTTTTGCGGTCAAAAAGGCAATCATTCAGCCGGGCACGGAGACGGTTTCCGGCGACAATGTGAAATGCGGATTCGGTATCAGTGTGTCGAAGATCATTCTTCAGACTGAGGTTCCCCGGGTGACCACAATCACTCCGCCTGTTGACAGCTATCCGCATCCACAAAAATGGAACATCCGCAATCTTGAACTCGTTAAGTGCCGGTTGATTTACTCGCTGGAGTATTGGGCTGAAACTCCGGACGTCATCGGTGGTCCTGACTGGGATGATCCGGTCACAACGTACAACGTTTCGGTTGCGGCTCACCTTGAACAGACTTCATCGCTCCAGAACGGCGTCAAGCTGGGATATGCCAACCGGTCTGGCACTTTTCCGTGGAGCTACGGAATTGAGAACACCGGTGTATCAGTCGACGGCTTCATCAATCGGGTGGCTGGGAATTCTCCTGGGGCGGTCACGTTCGCAAACTACCGATTTTCGACAACCGATCGGGCTGCGTTTCTGGCGGCTACAAGTTTTACGTTGACGAAGCAGGCGGTGTCGGCCGTTTACACGTCGCTGTCCACGCCTAACTCGGCATCGACCATAACTGGAATCGGCGGATACGTCATGTCTGCGGTGCAGCGGGGCGGCTCGTTTCCGGGCTGGTCTACGTTAGCCCCGAGTTCAAGTGGGATCAACACTCAGTTCAGCGATGGCAGTGAAATGGCGACTGGCTGGCCTGCGTCAATCGTGGTTCAACGGAAGGAGGTGTAAATTGGTCTGCAAAACATGGAGCCAGCCGGATGGGAATCACATTCGTGGACTTTGCACGAACGAATTGTTCGCCGAGGGGAATTCAAACAACTGCTCAATCTGCGTTACTCCGATCGACACTCTCGTTCCGGACTGCGGATGCTTTGCTCCTGAGAAGGCGAGGCAGATTTACTATCTTTCCGTGACTAAAATCATGGACACATTTCTGTCTGACTGCGTAATGAATTCGTTTCTCGGCCAGCATGTGCTGACGGGTAAGTGTAATGCCGCTGGTGGTCCCGCTGCGCAAATCAACTACTTCACTACGATTTTTGATCCGCCGAGACCATGCGAAGAGTTTGTGGGCCATCCACAAAACATAGGCATGTTGTGGATAGGCGGACCCACCGGTCCGTTTGGGTCACGCAGGGCTGGAATTCGGGTCGGTTTCTATTACGCGCAAATGATCACCGGCGGCGCTTTACCTGGTCCGCTTCCTGGCCAACTGGCCTGCGCGTACACGGGGTCAGTCCCGTGGTGTACTAGCTCACGTGGGTCTGCGGTACTCGGTTATCACAGCGGACCGGCTGGAAATTGTTTGAGCGTTTCAATCTCGACTGAGCCATTCTGATTGAGGTAATCATGGTTTGCAAAACTTGGAGTCGGCCGGATGGAAACCATATCCGGGCAATTCGACCTCAAATTCAGTTCAACGGACAATAGTGTCTTTGCCCTATTTCTAACGTCAGTCATTTCCCCGGAGTGTTTGTAGTCATGCTATGCCTCGGTAGGACCAGCGAAGAATCAGCATTGGAATTTGTTAAAAAACACGTCGGTGCCAAACTCGGGAGTTTGGCTGGGGATGGATCGCGCAGGGTGGTGACTGAAGCAATTGGCGATGAGTTGACGCGGCAGAAAACCGAGTTTGAACTGATCGCGATCGGCCCGCCATCCCCGGTTCAGTCTGCTGCTGTAGTGCTCCCAGATCCAGTTCCATGCATTCACCGAGGGTCAGCAAGGAACGTCTGTTGCGGTTCACCACAACTATGGATCTGCAGGAAGCTGCAGATTGATTGCATTGCAACAGAGCAGAACAAAAGAAAGCTGGCGTCTGTTGTTGGAACACCAGAGTCGCAGGCATTGCAGGTATGCGAGACCTGCGTGCATCGTGAAGAATCTTCTGTCACGCGAATCGTTGAACTCGACACGACAACAATTTCAGTTGTTGTTCCATGCCACAACTACGCACGATTTCTTGGCGAGTGTCTGCAGTCAATCAAAGCACAGCGGAAATCTGTCTCGCAGATCATCGTGGTTGACGACTCCAGCACGGACAATCCGAAAGAAATCGTCGATCAGTTCGAAGGCGTGCAGTACGTTCGATGTGAAGTGCGGGACGTGCATGAAGCCAGAGGCATCGGGCTTTCTCATGTCACCAGCACGTACGTGGCATTCATCGATGCGGACGACATGATTCCGGAAAACTACTTCGCAGACGCGATGACAGTCTTCAAAGAGGATCGTCGGATTGCGATCGTATATCCGCATTTGGAATACTTTGGCGGCGCATCAGGTCCAGCGCACGGGACAGAGCGAGCGCCGTTTCAGTTGACAGCGGACGACATTGAACAGCGAAACTGGGTGAGCGCAGGGTCTGTAATTCGCACAGAACTGGTGCATCAGTCGTTGGTGTTCCGTGGCGGAAAGATCGACGGTTCAAAGTGCTGGTCGCAGGACTGGAGGATCGCAAAAGCAATTCTGCGTTCTGGCGCATGGATCGCCAAAAAGATGAACACGCCTTTGTCCTACCGGATGCACGGCAACAACATGTCGTTGCGGCCGAACAATGTGTACTGGAACGATGCGGACTTCGAGAATGAAACTCTGACAATCGTGATCGCGTTCAGTGGGCGATGGAGTGTCTGGGGAAAACTCAGAGCGTGGCTGTCGTCACAGACGTGGCCACTGCATCAACTCAGGCTGATGATCATCAATTCGTATCACGCGCCACTGACAACCGCCATGCTGGGACTTGAGGACTGGCAGGGGTCAATTCAGATTGAGCGAATTGACGCTGGCGTGAAGAATCTGGCTGACAAAGAACGGCGGAACAATCCAGGTGTCAGCAAAGCCGTTGAAGCGGCCGTGGGTGCAGTCTACAACACCGCAATCAGACTGCTGGGGACCGAATACGCGGTCATTATCGAAGACGATGTGGTGCCGCATCAGAAGAACGCCATCGAACTGTTGCTGAGAGAAATGGGGCCATGGGTGTCAGGCGTTTCCGGCGTCTACAGGCAGCGGTATCAGTCAGACAAGTGCTGTGCATTCAGAGTTCCGTTTCTCGGAAATGAATCGTTCTCAAGTCTTCACGGTGAAGGGATCGAAGAGGTTGACGGGACAGGGTTCGGTTTGCTTCTGACACGTCGATCACTGCTAAGACGTTTCCCATTGTCCGGCGATGGGCCGCACAAATTCTTCGATGTGGAGTTCGCGGCCAACTGCAAGGCGGCTGACAATGGCTGGTGGAAACGATTGTTGCATCGCGGCGTCACCGCCGATCACTTCACTGGCGATGAGTTTGATACGTCGCGGGACTGAAACATGGAGTGCATCCACAGAGGGGCAAAACGGCACACGTGCTGCGGAACGCCGGACTTGTGGATCTGCCGACGACACAAAAGTGATTGTGTCGCAACGGAATACGATCGCAGAAAACTTCTGGTCATGCTGAATTCAGACGACAAAACACTGGTTCTCGCCTGTGACGTCTGCACGGAATTCGCAACGGAAGTTCAAATAGGTCCACGGACCTATTATGGGAATCGCAACCAATAGGAATGCAATTGCCATTTCAAGACGGATCGCTACCATATGCGGGACACACTCACGCACACGAAAGGAAGTCCTGGGGGGCGGACGCAGGAGGGACAAATGCGCGGCATGTTTGCGTTCGTAATCATCCTGGCATTCATGGCGATCATAGATTTGTGGGGGTCAAACCAGTTGCTGGCGGCGTTAATCTCTCAAGATACAGCACGGCATTTTCACCCGAATCAGGAAATCGACCTGGTCGCTAACGCTTTGAACAGTCGGTTTATGCAGTGGGGGGCCGTTGGTGTCATGCTGAGCCTGTTTGTCTGGCTTGTCACCAGACATATCCCATATCAGGAATCACGCAGGGATGCGGAACGACGCGAAGAACGCATGGCGTTTCTGGAAGCCCTGAAGATACGAGACGAACACTATCTGGGGGCGTTGTCGGATCTTCGTGAGGGGGTGGAAGTTCATTCCAGTCTTCATCATGAGTCGAAAGAACATCTGACTACGGCGATCAATCTACTGACAATCGAAGTGAAACAACTCACGCATGCCAAGTCTTAACATGACCGGAACAGGCGTGATCATCATTGCGGTCGGGCTTGTCGTGTTGGTATGGGAAGTTGTGGCGTTCGTCACCGGAAACCGGCGTGCATTGATTTCCACATGGATGCAGAAGCTGGGGTTTAAGTCACCGGCGTCAGTGTTTGTGCTGGGAATGCTGGCAGGTCATTTCTGGACATATTTCCCGCCAACAATCGATGATGAACAGGTTGAGTGTCCGGCGTGCAAAAAATGGCTGAAGCTGACAATCGATTCGCAGTCGCTCGATGTAACAGCCGAAGTTGTCGAGAACACGACAGGTCAAAAGTTTTAGGGGCTGAAGATGCCATCTAACCCAACGCAAGAGACGATCCAAACAAAAGAGACGACTGTTCGTGTATTGGCGTCTGACGGGGTTGGATTCTCAAAAGCACTCACGCCAGAAGAACTGCGGTCGAGTCAAGGTCTGTACTCAAAGCAAGAGGCAGACGCGGCCTATGTGGCGCTCGCAGGCGCGTACTCGAATCCGGCTTGGATCACGGCACTGGATTCCTCGAAAATCACAGGACTGGCCGCAAGCCTGGCCGCGAAAGCCGATCTGGTCGGCGGACTGGTTCCGTCGAATCAATTGCCGTCGTTCGTTGATGACGTCATCGAAGCCAACAATTTCGCGTCACTTCCAGGGACTGGCGCCACCGGCAAAATCTACGTGACGATCGACACAGGAAAGACCTACCGATGGAGCGGTTCGGTCTATGTGGAACTGACAGACGCAACAGCAGTCTGGGGACAGATCAGCGGCACAGTTTCAAACCAGACAGACCTGACGTCCTATCTGGCCGCAAACTATTCAGCGGCCGGACATTCACATTCGTTCGCATCGCTCACCGGCAAGCCGACAACTCTGACCGGTTACGGTATCACAGACGCTTCAGCGGCCGGACATTCACATTCGTTCGCATCGCTCACCGGCACGCCGACAACTCTGACCGGTTACGGCATCACAGACGCTTATCCATTGTCTGGCAATCCATCCAGCTTCGTGACGACGTCGGCAGCAAATTCTGCATACGTGGCGCTCGCAGGGTCGTACTCGAATCCGGCATGGATCACAGCGCTGGATTCAGCGAAGATCACGGGACTGGCCGCAAGTCTGGCAACAAAGGCGGACCTGGTCGGCGGACTGGTGCCAGTGAATCAGATTGATTCCAGCTTCCTGACAACGTCAGCCGCGAATGCCGCCTACGTGTCGCTCACAGGTTCGTACTCGAATCCGGCCTGGATCACGGCCATCGCGCAGAATAAAGTC